AGTTCGAGGGCGCCAGTGAGGTGCAAGCGTGAGTAACCGATTGAAATCAAAAGGTACTTCCCGGACTGCCATCGAGGGTAAACGGCGAGTGCCTTTGCCGTCTGCGGTCAGGGGAAAAACGAAGGTTGGCGTGACAAGTAGCGGCCCCGAGCGGATCAACGAGGGTTTGCTGCCGCTGGTCCGGCGAATCGACGGGTTGAAGCACGATCCGGAGAACGCTCGGCTGCACCCCGAGCGCAATCTCGATGCGATCAAGGCCAGTCTCAAGCGGAGCGGGCAGCAGCGGCCAGTCGTTGCCCGGGCAGATGGGACCGTGATCGCGGGGAACGGGGTGCTGGCGGCAGCCTCGGCTATGGGTTGGCGTAGCCTCGCGGTGCTCGTTTTCGACAGTGACAGCGCCGGCGAGGCGCGAGCGTTCGCGCTCGCGGACAACCGCACGGCCGAACTTGCGCGGTGGGACCACGATCGGCTCGGGGAGGTGCTCGCTTCGATCCGGCTCGACGGGCTCGCGCTCGACGGGCTCGGGTGGAACGGCAACGAACTTGACGGGTTACTGAAGCCGCTCGATGGCGATCGCGAGCCGGGCGACGGTGACGGGCCGGCGCCGGAGCGGAAAACGATCGCGCTGACCGGCGATCAGTTCCGGGTCGTCATGCGAGCGGTCGCGAACCTGCGCGCGCGCGAGGGTGACGAGGAAATCACGGACGGCCGCGCGCTCGAACTGATCTGCGCGGATTTCATGGGGGGTGCGTGAATGCTCGACGGGAACGGCGGCGAATGGCGCGACGCGAGTTCGGAGGCGTGGCGCACAGCATGGATGAAGCACGGATCGGATCAGAAAGATGCGATCGTGCAACTCGACCAGTGGGAGGTGCGCGTCTGTAACGGGATCGGCGCAGCGCGCCAAGCCGAGGCGCGCCGAAAAAAGCTCAAGCCGATCTTCGCTTATCGCGATGAGGCCGAGGCGCTGCTCTGTCACCAACGCGGCGCGCGCGCAGAATGCGCCGCGGCGAAGTGGCTCGGGATCTACTGGAACATGGGGATCAATACGTTTCGTGATGTTCCCGACATTGGCCGCAGCGATCTCGGCAGCGGCATCGAAGTGCGGTGGTCGGCTCGGCCGGCACTGAGGGTGCGCAAGATGGATCCGGCGCAGACGCCGGTCGTGCTCGTGAACGGCGATGGCGCGCGACTCAGATTGTGCGGGTGGGAGCTTGCGGGGCAGGCGCGAATCGATTACGAGCCGACAGCGCCGAACCCGGATGGGCCGCCGGCGTGGTTCGTGCCGGAAAAGAACCTTCAGCCGATGGGACGGCTGCCGCGCCACCTGCTCACGATGCGGATGGGGTTCACGCCGGGGTTCAGGTTGAAGGAGCAGCCGAAGGATTTCGCTGGCCTGAAGCGCATGATCGGGGGTGCGTGATGGGTGCCGCGAGTTGGGGCGTCGAGGAAATCCGTTTCACCGGACTCAACGGGCCGCAGACCGAGTGCTACATGCTGATCAGCGCCGAGGGCGACTACCCGCACACGGTGCCGGGCTGGTATCACCGCTCGTTCCCCGCGACCATGAACGCGATCGACATTCTCAACGGGATCAGAGAGGGCAGCGTGCCGAACGTGCTCATGTGGGATCGGGGGGCGCCGGCGTGAACGATGGGCTTGAGATCATGCGCGAGGGGAACCCGCCGCGAGACACGATGCTCGAAGCCTACGAGGCCGGCGAGAAGATCCGCGAGACGCTGCACGCGAAGGATGCAACGCCGCTGCGCCGTGCGATGGGGTTCACCGATCGGCTGCTGCCGGTGCGCGAGCAGGATGAAATGACGGGCATAGCGCCGAGGATGGAAGCTCATTCATTCTACTGGCCGGGGTGGTGGACATGAGGCCGCGGGAGTGGGTGCCGATCGGTACGTTGACGGCCGAGCAGATCCGGCGCATCGAGGCGCAGATGACACTCGACGAGTTTTGCCGGGTGCTCGAACGCGAGGTTGCGCGCGAGTGGGCATGTAAGTTCGAGCGCGAAGTTGTCGAGGGGATCACATGAGCGATCAAGCGAAACTGGCAGCGTTCGGTCGGTGGTGCCTCGACCGCATGCGCGAGCCCGCGCCCGGCGACATTGACGGTGGCGAGGCGCAGGATGAGGCGGTGCGGATCGGGTTGCTCGTGCCGGTGTTGACGCAAACGCCGTGCGGCGAGCGATGCAACTGCGAGGAATACCACGGCACTGACGAGCCGTGGACGTGTTACCGCGAGGCCGGCGCGTGATCGTCGATGGAATCTGATCATGGGCAAGTCGATCCGGGCGACGAGCAAGATCCTAAACGCCGAGGGCGTGAAGATCTCGCACGAGGGATTGCGGCGCGCGGTGAAAAGCGGGCGCGTCACCCCGGAGAGCGACGGCACGCTCGATCCGAAAAAGGCGAAAAAGCAACTGCGCGAGAACACGCACCCGGGCCGCGGCAACGGCGGTGGCGGGAACGGCGACGGCTCGGCGACTCACTACCAACAGGCGCGAACGTTCCGCGAGACGTTCAAGGCGAAGATCGAAGAACTGGAATACCGGAAGCTCGCGGGCGAACTGATCGAGGTGGCCGAGGTGAAACGCATCACGTTCGAGCGGTCGCGGCGGGCGCGGGATCTGCTGCTCTCGATCCCGCCGCGGCTGGCGCCGGTGCTCGCCGGAGTGAGCGATCCGAAGGAATGTCTCAAGTTGATCGAGGATGAGGTGAACCGCGTGTGCGATGAGTTGGCCGACGAGACGCGGCACTAGATGATCGCCGGCCCGCTGATCCTGTCCGATTGCGACGGCTGGCGCCGCGATCCTGATCTGTCGGTGGATGAGTGGGCCGATCGGTATCGGCAACTCAGTTCGGTGTCGAGCGCCGAGGCCGGCCGCTGGCGCACGAGCCGGACGCCGTACCTGCGCGAGCCGATGCAAAAGCTGTCGCCGCGGGATCCGTGCGAGCGCGTGGTTCTTATGAAGGGCGCGCAGGTGGGCGGCACCGAGTGCGGCAACAACTGGATCGGCTACACGATCCACTATTCGCCGGTGCCGATGCTCATGGTGCTGCCGACGCTCGACAACGCCGAGACGCAATCCAAGCAGCGCATCGCGCCGATGATCGAATCCACGCCGGAGCTTCGCGCGCGCGTGACCGACTCGCGCAAGCGGGACAGCGGAAATACCGTCATGCTGAAGGAGTTCGAGGGCGGCATGCTGATCCTCGCCGCGGCGAAAAGCGCCGCGCGGCTGCGCATGCTGCCCGCGGCCCGGCTGTTCTGCGACGAGGTGGACGAATACGAGGGCGACGTAGGCGGGCAGGGCGATCCGGTCGCGCTGGCCGAGAAGCGCATGAGCACGTTCGTGCGGAAAAAGGCGCTGCTGTGCAGCACGCCGACGAGCCGCGGGCTGTCGCGCATCGAGCGCGAGTTTCTGCGCAGCGATCAGCGCCGCTATTTCGTGCCGTGCCCGTTCTGCGAGCACATGGACTGGATCCAGTGGCAGCCGGGCGGCTACTACGGGAGCGAGGGCGTGCACCACTCGATTCATTTCGTGGATCGCAACCCGGCCACGGCAATGATGAAGTGCTCGGGCTGCGAGAAACTCGTGGGCGAGCAGCACAAAACGAAGATGCTCGCAGCCGGCGAGTGGCGCCCGACCGCGGCCGGCGACGGCGGGAAAACGGTTGGCTTCCACCTGTCGAGCCTTTACTCACCGCTCGGGTGGAAGTCGTGGGCCGAGTGCGTTGACGAGTTCCTCGAATCGCGCACCGATCCGTTCAAGCTCAAGGTGTGGGTGAACACGGTGCTCGGCGAGACGTGGGAGGAAAAGGGCACGAGCGTGGAACCGCATGTTTTGCAATCCCGGTGCGAGCCGTTCGCGGCGCAGGTGCCGAACGGCGTCGGCGTGATCGTGGCGTCGGTTGACGTTCAGGGCGATCGGCTCGAAGTGCTCGCGAAAGGGTACGGTGCCGGCGAACGCTCGTGGGTGCTCGACTTCCGGCAGATCTTCGGCGATCCATCGAACACAAAAACGTGGATGCTGCTCGATCAGTACCTTGCGACGCCGCTCGTGCACGAGAGCGGGCGCAAGCTGTCGATCGAGCGCGTCGTGATCGACAGCGGCGGCATGCACACGCAAAGCGTCTATCAGTATTGCGTCGCGCGGCAGGGACTCGAACCGATCACGTTCGCGATCAAGGGGTCGAGCAACTCCGGCAAGCCGCTGGTCGAGCGCCCGTCGAAAAATAACCGATACAAGCTGCCGCTGTTCATGTTCTGCGTGGACACCGGCAAAGAGATCGTGCTCTCGCGGCTTCAGATCGATGACAAGTCGTCACCGGGTTACATGCATTTCCCGTTGGCCGACTGGCTCGATCGCGAGTTCTTTGAACAGTTGACAGCCGAGAAGGCGGTGCGCCGGTACGTGCGCGGGCGCGGGGCGGTGCGCGAGTGGGTCAAGCTCCGCGACCGGAACGAGGCGCTCGATCTTGAGGTGTACGCGCTCGGGGCGCTCTACATCATGGGGCCGCAGTTCATCCGCGCGCTCGGGGACCGGGCGGCAGCGTGGGCGGAAAAGCCCGGGGGCTCGACGCCGGCCGCGGCCCCGGGGCCGGCGGCTCCCGGGGCGCCGGATCCCGAGGCCGCGGCCCGCCCGGGGCGGCCCGGGCAGCGGCCCCGCGGGGGGTGGGTGACGCGGTGGTAAGGCGTTCTCACACCCCTTGAAAATAGTGCTTGCACGGGGCATGGGGATGGCCGATGATCCTTTTACAGCAGTTCGGAATCGAACCCGAGGCAAGGAGGATCGAGATGCTGAAGAACCTGCGGAACCTGCTCCAAGAGTGGGAAGCCCGGAAGATCCGCGAGGACTTCGCCGCGAGCGGCCGTTCGAGCTTGATCCAGTACGGCGACGATCGCCCGCAGCAGATCGTTGGCACCGGCCGCGCCGTCTGCCGTCACTGCGGCGAGAAGATCGCGAAGGGTTCGCCGGCGCTTCAGTTCTCGTGGGACTTCAATGCGTGCGGCTCGTGGACGGCGACCACGGTGCAGATTCACCTCGCGTGCAACGGCCGGGCCGAGGATCTCGCCGGGCGGTGCATCGTGACTGACGTGGACGGAAATCGGTGCCGCGGGATGGCGTACACGGGAGATCCCGAGCGCGGGCTTTGCGCTCGCCACAAGCAGGCCGCCGAGGTGACGAAGTAGATCCAGCGCAGGGGGCGCCCGGATCGACCGGGCGCCCGTCCACTCAAGCAAGACGAGGATCGCGAACATGGCAAACAGAATCCAGATCGGCACGCTGACGATCGAGGCGCCGCAGCGCATCCGGCTCGAATCCGAGTTCGCGGCATGGTTCGATGAGATCGAGCAGCCGGCCGCGGTGCTGCCGGTGTTCGGCGAGATCGGAAAGAACGGCGAGGTGAAGGATGCGTGGATTACGTGGGCGGTGAGCGGCCCCGTGACCGCTTCCAACTGGTCGGCGCACTACGGCGGCGTGTGCATCGTCCCGAAGATCAATCAGAACCTCGGCGAGATCCGCACGCGCGGGCAATCCACCTACGCGCATGTCGTCGCGCAGGCGATCGCCGATGGCAAGCCGACGCGGTTCGCGCTGCTGCCCGGGTTCGTCGCCGAGCGCACCGACTTCACCTCGATCCTCGACGGCCGCCAATGCTTCTCGTTCCGGATCCGGCAGCAGCGCCCGGAAGGCTCCCCGCTCGTGTGCTGCCGTGAGGGGTGCTTGAAGGTGGCCGAGCCCGGGAGCGAGGTGCGCGCAACTCACGTATGGTGCCCGGAGCACGGCGCCGAGGTGCGGGCGTCGATCGCGGCGGCTGTCGCTAAGGGGTGCTGAAGCGGAGCGGAGCGCCACCGGCCCCGGGAGAGATCCCGGGGCCGGATCGTTTCCGGCGCGGGTGCCCGGGGCAAACGTCACCCCGGTCCCGAATGCCACCCGCTTACTCCCATATACGCCGGCTTGCGCTCGCTTGATAAGCCCCGGGGCTCGCCACGGGCGCCCGGCCCGTGGGAAGGTGCCGGGAGCCGTCCGGGGGGCCGGAGGGGCCGCCAGTGGGCGCCCGCGGCGCGCTGGCGCCGGCTCCCGGGGGGTGCCTCGGGGATCCGGCCCGGGTGCACAACTCCGGTTGGACGGGGGCGAAGCGGTAGGGCAGCAGGGCGCCCGGATCGACCGGGCGCCCGTCCACTCAAGCCGAGGGTTCACTGAAATGTTCAAGCCGATGAAGCCGGAGACGGTGGCGCGGAGAGCAGCGGAGAGAGCCGCCGCGAGCGTCGCGAGCCGCGAGGATCTGCGGGCGCGGCTGAAGGAGAAGGCGGAGAGAGACGGCCCCGGCAGTCTGTTCGCCGAACTGCTCGCCGAGTTCGAGGCGCGGGAAGGGGGCGCGTCGTGAGCGCCCGCCCGGGGCGGTTCCTGCTCGCGTGCATGCGCGACGATGCCACGGCAAACTCGCCGGCGCGCGTGGCCGAGCGGCTGCGCCGGCGCGCGATCGCCGAGCAGGTGGGCCGGGAGATCGAGGAAAGGTTCCCCGGGGGGATAACGCGCGAGAACGCGGCCGAGGTGTTGGCGTGGCAGCGGGCGCGGCTCGATGAGTTGGAGGCCGAGAAATAGTGCTTGCACCGTGCGCGGCGATGCCTCATGCTGCGCACAGCAGTTTCGATCACGGCGCAGTTCAGGCAAGGAGGAATCAGATGAGCAAGGTCGAGATCACGAAGCCCGGTCTGTTCGTCGTCGTGTGCGACGAGGTGGCGAGCGCGTGGACGTTCGAGACGCGCGAGGATGCCGAAGCCTACATCCGCGACAAGGATGAGATCACGGGCGGCAACTTCGGGTTCCATCTGTACGATCTCCGTGAGATCACCGGCAGCGCGCGGTCGATCGCTGACGTGCTCGCGCAGTCGCGCGAGGCGCTTCAGGCGGCGCAGACGAGCGCGCGGGATTGGGAGGCTTCGGCCGGCCGGCTGCGCGAGAGCATGGTGAGGTTCAAGCGCGAGCGCGACGCGCTCAAGGCGGCGCTCGCCGAGGTGCGCATCGAGGCGTGCGAGGGGCTGAACGCGATCACGGACAACGCGGAGTTTTGGGCGAAGGCCGAGATGCAGCGCAATGCGCAGGCTCTCAGCGCGGACGTGGCGAAGATCATCGATGCCGCGATCCTTCCGCTCACCTGTCGCGCGCAGCTTGAGGCCGCGGAGGTGGTCGATCTCCGCGAACGGCTTCAGGATCGCCGCAACGCGGTGCAGCGGCTTGAGGATCGCAGCGCGGATCTAGCCGCGGCGCTGCTGTCATACGTCGAGGCCGATTCCCCGAAGGGTGGATCAACCTCGAAGGCCGCGGCGCACAACGCGCGGCACCTGACCGCGCTCGCTGCTCTCACCGCGTGGCGCAAGGTGCAGTCGTGAGCCCGCGCCGGCGTCCGCTGACTGACGTGCTCTACGACCGAGCCAAGGCCGCGGAAGCGGAAGTGGAGCGGCTCAAGGCGGCGCTCAAGGTGGCCGACGAGGGCATGGCCGAGGTGCACGCTTCGCCGCTGATCGACGGCAGCGATCTGCCGCGGATCTTGGCGCACACGCGGGGCGTGGTCCGCTCCGCGCTCGGATTGGAGGTGTGAGGTGGCAACGCCGGTTTACATCCGCGAGGGATGGCGCCCGGCCGGTCCGGGGCATTGCCGGTGCCCGAAGTGCGGGGCAATCGTCACCACGAACGCGCTCGGGCGCAGCATGCACAGATGCCCGCCGCAGCCGCAGCAGCCGCCGAAGGCGGTGAAGCCGTGACCGCGTATCGGATGCCGGCGCCGTGTGCGAACTGCCCGTTCAATCGCACCGGCGCCGGCGCGGCGCTCCGGCGCTCGCTGCGCCGCGGGCGGTGGGCCGAGATCCTGCGCGCGCTGCGCAGCGATGGGCATTCCATGTGCCACAAGACGACGCGCGAGACGGGCACCGGCGCCGAACTGATCTGCGCCGGGTCGATCGAGTGGCAGGATAAGCGCGGGCTGCCGTCGCAGTATCGGAGGATCTGCGAGCGGCTCGCATCGATGAGGCAAGGAGGCGACAGGTGACAACGCGACGCGAGGCGATGGAAAAGGTGCGCAAGCTGTTCGCGCTCGCAGATCGCGCCGGCACGCCGGGCGAAGCCGCCGCGGCAGCATCACGCGCGCAGGTGATTCTCGATCAGTGGGAAATGACGCGCGACGAGGCCGAGGCCGGCGATGCCGACGCGATGATCAGCACGTTCGATTGCGAGAACGGGTGGCTCGACAGTGAGGGCAAGCTCACGCTGTGGAAGTATCACCTCGTTGCCGGGCTCGCGGCGTTCAACGGCTGCGCCGCATTTGTCGGCTCGCGCGGGCGCGGGCGCAGTTACGAGATCTCGGGACGGCGTGCATCGGTCGAGATCACGCGCATGCTGTTCGGCTGGATCGCGCGCGAGGTGATCCGGATCTCGAAGTCGCAAGCGGCCGGTGTCGGGCTGCGCCGCGCCGAGAGCTTCCGCTTCGGCATGGTCGAGATGATCCTTTTCCGGATGCGCGAGGATCGGCGCTTGCAGTTCGAGCGCGAGAAGGCCGCGGCGCACGGTCCCGCGGCGCTCATGCGCGTGAGCGACGCGCTGGCGCGGATCCAGTCGAGCGATGCCGCAATGTCGTGGACGAAGGCGCGGCGTCCAGTGCGCGACGATGGCGGCACCGAGTTCGCCGAGCCGGAGCCCGAGGCGCGCGAGGGCGGGCGCCGGGCGGGCGCGCGGCTGGATCTCGGCCCGCGGGCACCCCGCTTGGAGCCGCATGAATAGCGGCGAAAATAGTGCTTGCATCCGGGGGCGGGAATGCCGATACTGCTTGCAGGTCGGCAATGGGGCCGCCTAGCAAGGAGGTTCGAGATGCTGAACGCGAAGCCGATGGCGAGCGCGACGGTCGCGGTCGCGGTGGACGACGAAGGCCGCGATTACCTTCGTGTCGCGGTGACGTGGAGCGTCGCGGGCGCCACGCTCGATCGCCCGAGCACCGGCGGGTTCGGGCTCAAGCTGTCGCACCGGGCGCTCGCCGAGCGTCTCGTTCGCGCGATCAACGCGCAAGCCGTGTTCGCGAATCCCGCGATCAAGCGGGACGTGAACGGCGCGACGTACATCTCGGCCGCGTCTCGCGTGCTCGGCCGGATGATCAACGCCGATCTCCGGCGGCTCGGCTTCTGACACTCACGGCGGGCGCCCGATCCCACGGGCGCCCGCGGCAAGGAGGATCGAGATGAGCAAGCGGTTCGTGATTCGGGTCGAGGTGACGCTGACCGACGCAGAGATCGAGGCCGCGACGGCGCGGGCTCGTCTCGAAGGCTGGTCGCTGCGCGAGGAACTGAACGACGCCGCTATGGGTGGCGTCACGGCAATGGTCGATTGTGCGGTGAACGACCGGAAGGGTGGGGTGCTGTGATGCTGAATAAGAGAACGGCCGCCATGCTAGTTAGCCTCGCGCGCCGTGGCGCGTTGACCGCCGACGCGATCACCAAGGCCACGGTTCTGCCCGGAAGCGCGCTTCAGGGCGTCAGGCCGGCGATCCGGGCGCTCGATGAGGCGATCACGGCCGCGCTCGCCGAATGCGATCGCCAGAACGAGGCGCGCGCGCGCGCGCGGGCAGGAGGTGCGCGATGAGGGCGACGCTGAAGATCGAGAACCGGACGAAGTACCGCACCGAGAATCTGCGCGCGTTCGTGGTGCGCGCGCGTGAGCAGGTGTTCGGCGACGAGCGCCGGCGGCTCGTGGTGACGTTCAAGCCGGCGCGCCGGTATGCGAGCGGGCACGCCAGCGTCGGCGGCTCGCGGTCGCTGGTCCGGGTGCCGCCGAATGTCGATCGGTTCGTGCTCGCGCAGATGATCGTTCACGAACTGGCGCACAACGCCGGCGCCCGCGGCGAGCGCTGGATGCGCCGGAGCAAACAGTTCGGCTTCAGGCACCCCGAGTGGCGCGAGAGCGTGGCGTGGGCCGAAGGGATGCCGCTCGAACTGAAGCCCGCGGCGCCGAAGCTGACGCCGGCCGAGAAGCTCGAACGGCTGCTCACCCGGGCCGAGGTGATGCGCAAGCATTGGAGCACCCGGGCGAAGCGGGCGAACACGGCGCTGCGCTCGTGGACGCTGCGCGTGCAGCGGATCGAGCGGCGCATGGCGGCGCTCAAGGCCACCGAGGCGGGAGGTGCATCGTGAGCCGGCTGCGGATCACCCCGACGCTCGCGGTCGAGGTGCAGGACACGCTTCGCAAGTGGTGGGGCACCGAGCAGGGCCGCGGCTACGTGCAGGCGTGGCTTGAACTGGCGCACCGGCGCGGGCACCCGCGGTTCATATGGGCGACCGCCGGACACGGCTCCCTAGAGCCGAACGAGATCGACCACGCGAACGCGCGCGCGGAGTGGGAGAAGATCACGCTGGCCGGCGCGCGAACGTACCTGATCAGCGAGGACATGGCGACGCTCGCCGAGCACGCATCGACCACGATGCCGATCCAGCCGATCCACGAGTCGGATCTGCCGACGCCGAGCGGGATCGCATTCTACGAGAGCGGCGTGAAGGCGATGGATCTGCAAGGCGGCGTCATGGTGATCTCGGCGTTCGCGTGGCGCCGGTTCGTCGAGGATGGCCGGTCGTGCGTGTTCTGGTCGTACTACAGCGATCCGCTCGACGATCGGCTGCCGGAGGAAATGCGCGGCCGGCGCGCGAAGGTGCCGCTCATGCTCACGGGTGAGGATCTCGAAGTGTTCGGCACGGAGCCGCTCAAGCCCGACGTGATCACCGCATGGGCGCCGGGGGCGACTCCCGAGGCCGCGGCGAGCACGGTGCGGTACATGCGCACGATGCCCGTCGCGCTGTGGGCAATGATGCGCGATTACGCCGAATGCACGACGACGCCGATAGAGCGCGCGGCGCGGCGCCGGCTCGAAAAGGCGGAGCGCCCGAGCCCGGTGCGGCCCGAGGTGATCGTTGTGAAGCTGCGCCGGCAGCGCCACGAGACGGAGAACCCGCAGCCGGGTTCGGTCGAGTGGTCGCGTCGCTGGATCGTGAACGGGCATTGGCGCCGGCAGTGGTACGCGACGCTCGGGATGCACCGGGCGAAGTGGATCGCGCCGTTCGTGAAGGGGCCGGCCGGCAAGCCGCTGGTCGTGTCGCGTAAGGTGCATCACCTCGTGAGGTAGCTTGACACGCATGATATAATGCTTGCAGGTCGGGAATCGGCCCGGCATGGCAAGGAGGAACGAGATGGCGCGGTCACTGAAGCGGGCGGCGAAGTACCGGGCACCGAGCGGCGAAGGCGAGTTCGTGATCACGCTGCGGGCGCAGCCGGACGGGACGGGGATGATCGGGGTGCGCCAGAAGTATCAGCGCGAGGCATCGCAGCACGAGGTGACGTTCGGGCAGCTTCACAACCATTCTCGCGCTGCGGGCCGCGGAGCGTCGGCGCCCGCGGCGCAAGCTCCGGGGGTTCTGAGATGGCCGAGGCGTTGGCGATGATCAGCGCGAGCGATCGCGAGTGGATCCTTGATTGGGTGGCGATGTGCGTCGAGATGTTCAACGCTGCGGGGAGGATCGACGGCGCGGCGCTCGTGATCGGGAGCGAGGGGCGCACGCTGATCCCGATGCTCGTGAACAGCGAAGCGGGCATGGATCGAGTCGCGCAGATGATCAGGTACGAGGCGGTGAGGATGCGGGCCGAGTTGGTCGTCACCGTGCATGAGGCGTGGGTTGCGACGTTCCCGAGCGCGGCGTCGGCGCAGCCGTGGATCGGCAAGCCGGTGAAGGACATGCCGGGCGCGTCGCACGCGGTTCACTTCACGGCCGAGACGCTGGCCGCGGCGTGCCACGGAGCGGCGCCGATCGAGCGCCACGCCGGCAGCGCGAGGCTCGGCGAGATCAAGTGGCATCCGGCAACGCAAGCGGCGGGGCGGTTCGCGAATCTGATCCCGCGCACCACGACGACCCGGGAGGGGGTGAACTGAATGAAGCCGAAAACGAAGGCGTGGCACAGCGCCGGCGGCAAGGCGAGGGCCGAGCAGTTGAGCCCGCGCCGGCGCCGGCAGATCGCGCGCATGGGCGGGTTCGCCAGCACCGGGCCGTCGAAGCCGCGGCACTGCTCGCGCTGCGGCAAGCGCGGGCACTACGCTTCCACCTGCGAGGCGAAGCATGGCAAGTGAATCCGTTGCGCAGCGGCTCATGCGATTCAGGGCACGCCAGTTGACGCGGGGCGTGGCCGAGGATCTACGCTTGCTCGCGAAGCTGGCGAGAGCCGAGGCCGCCGCGATCGAACGCAACGACGATCGCCGGTTCGAGGCGGCGGACGAACTGAACGCACTGCTTCACAATCTCAGCGTGCAGGCGGTGCGCGCGTGGGCGCTCCGGGAGTTGATCGCAGCAATGGAGCCCGGCCGCTAGTCGAAACGTCGAGGTGAAGTTGAGCCCGCGCCGGGAGCGATCGGCGCGGGCTTCGGCGTTTGCAACGGAAAGATGAATAGACGGCTCGCGCTCGCGCGTGGTTCCGTGCCGCGCATGGCGATCGCGGTCACGATGCCCGACACGTTCCCGGCCGGCACCACGGTTCAGTTCACGGCTAGTTTCGTGGACTACGCGGCCGATGACGGGTGGACGACGCTGCTCTACGTTGCCGGCCCGAGCGCCATGACGCCGGCGACGGGCAGCGCGAACGGCGCGGCATTCGACTTCACGATCACCGCGGCGGTATCCGGCGCGCTGCTGCCCGGTAACTATCAGTGGCAGGTGCTCGCGACCAAGGGCGGCGTCGGCACGTTCGTGGCCGACTCCGGCACGGTGGAAGTGACGCCGAACATTGCCACGGCGACAGCGGGCTCGATGCAGTCGTGGGCGGCGGCGACGCTGCCACTGGTCGAGGCCGCCATCGCCGGGCAAGTGACCGCCAACGTCGCGAGCTACCAGATCGGCAACCGCTCGCTCGTGAAGCTATCGATCGATGAACTGCTGAAGCTGCGCGCCTACTGCGAGACGATCCTTCAGACCGAGCGCGATCCCGGCACGTTCCTTCAGTCCGGCAGCTTCCGGTTCACGGAGCCCGGCCCGTGAACCTGCTCAAGCGCGTGAAGCGCGGGATCCGGCGGTGGCTCGGCGTCGATACACGCTCGATCTTCGATGCCGCCAACAGTGATCGATTGCTCGCGGACTGGATCAGCATGCGTGCCACCGCTGACGACGAGTTGCGGTGGACGCTTCAGAAGATGCGCACGCGCTCGCGTGACTTGGAGCGAAACAACGGGATCGCACGCCATTTCCTTCGCGCGCTGGCGACGAACGTGATCGGCCCCTACGGCTTCAAGCATTCGGCGCGCGTGCGCAACAACAACGGCGAACTTGCTACGCCGATCAATCGGAAGATCGCCGACGCTTGGGATGAGTGGTGCACCGACCCGCAGATCGACGGGCGCGTGCATTTCAGCGGCGGCTCGCGGCTGTGGCTGAAAACGATCGCCCGCGATGGCGAGATCCTGCTGCGTAAGTGGCGAGGATTCGATAACCGATTCCGTTTCGCGCTCGAACCGATCGACGTGGATCAACTCGACGAGACGATGAACGCGGACGGCAACAAGAGCGGCACGCGCAACCTCGTGCACATGGGTGTCGAGATGCACCCGGACACGCGGCGCCCGCTCGCCTATTGGGTGTGGGATCGGCCCGAGGATGTGAGCGGGCTTGCGGTGCAGCGGAAGCGGCTGCGTATTGCTGCTGACGAGATCATCCATCTGTACGATCCCGATCGCATCGGCCAGTCGCGCGGCCCCTCGTGGCTCGTGGCGGCCGTGATCCCACTGCGCCATCTAAACGGCTACATCGAGAGCGAGCTTGTGGCTGCGCGGATCTCGGCCGCGAAAATGCTGTTCTTTCAGCAGCGGCAAGACAGCTACGGGAGCGCGCCGGCCGCGGCCGGGCAAAGCGGGTTCATCACCGAGGCGGCACCCGGGCAGTTCGGCGTCGTGCCGCCGGGATACGAGATCGCCGACTACTCGCCGGACCACCCGGCCACCGCGTTCGGCGCGTTCGTGAAGGGCGGCATGCGTCAGGTCGCGACCGCTCTCGGCATGAGCTACAACGCGCTCGGGAACGATCTCGAAGGCGTGAACTACTCATCGATGCGCTCCGGGCTGCTCGTTGAGCGCGACTACTGGCGCACGATTCAGGACTGGTGGGAGAACCGACTGCTGCGGCCCGTCTATGCCGAGTGGCTGCGCATGGCGCTGCTCTCGGGTGAGCTTGTGCTCGACTCGCGCGACTTCCGGAAGTTCCTCGCGGTGAAGTTCTCCGCGCGCGGGTGGCCGTGGGTCGATCCGCTCAAGGACATGCAGGCCGGCGTCGTCGGCATTCAAAGCGGGCTCGCGTCGCGCACCTCGCTGCTCGCCGAGACGGGGCAGGACTTCGAGGAAATCGTGAGCGAACTTGCCGAGGAAAAGCGGATCGCGGAGCAGGCCGGCGTCGAGATCGACGGCCCCGAGGCCGCGGCCGCTGGCGCCGCGGCGGAAACGGACGATGGCAGCGACGGGGAGCCGGACAAGGCCGAGAAGCCGGAGCGCAACGGGCACGCCATTCCATCCAACGGACGAATAGACGTGAGCCGGCGCCGCATCTAGGTTGCGCGCGCCGAGGGGAGGGCAATCGTGGCTCAGAAAAAGACACTGCCCGGGCCGCCGGGTGTCCGGTTCATGCAGATCGAGAGCATCCGCAAGATCGAGGCTCGCGCCGACGCTGCCGCGACCGCCGAGGATGTGGCGCGCTACGAGGTGGCGTTTTCGAGCGAGCACGAGGTGGAGCGCCGTTCCTACTTCGGCACCTACCGCGAGGTGCTCGATCACACGGCCGGCGCCGTGGACATGCAGCGATTCACTTCCGGCACGGCCGCCGTGTTGGAGGAACACCGGGGCGCGCCGATCGGTGTGATCGAGTCGGCGACGATCGGCGAGGATCGGAAGGGCCGCGCGGTGATCCGCTTCTCGCGGACGCAGCGCGGCAAAGACGCGGAGATGGACGTAACCGATGAGGTGCGCGCGAACATCTCCGTGGGATACATCCCCAAGCGCGCGAAGTTGGTCGAGGAAAACGACGAGAAGGGCGATCTGTGGCGAATCACGCTGTGGGAGCCCGTTGAGCTTTCGCTTGTTGGAGTGCCGGCCGATCCCACGGTCGGAGTCGGACGAGACGCCGGGGCGATCTCGTTCCATGTCGAGATCGAGGACGATCACCCCGAACGGGAGGTTCGCACGATGGAAGGGAACGAGAAGGACGTGAAGCAGAAGGCAATCGAGGGCGAGCGCGAGCGCGTGCGCGCTCTCGCCGAGGTTGCTGTGACGGCCGGCCTTCCCGCCGAGCGCGTGAGCGAGTGGATCCAGAAGGGAACGAGCGTCGAGGTGGCGCAGGCCGAGGCGATCGCGTTCCTGCGCACGAAGGGCGCGGCGATCGAGCCGCCGGATCCGCTGCGCGAGATGCCGAAGCGCGACCGGGAGCGATACAGCTACCGGCGTGCGATCCTCGGCGCGGCCGACTCGAACCTCGATGGCGTCGAGGCCGAGGTGCACGAGGAACTGCTGCGCACGCACCCGACCGGGATCACGTCGCGGGGCGCGAACAAGATCAGCATTCTCGTGCCGATGCGGCTGCGGGATCGCGAGTGGAGCAAGCGCACGCTCGACAGCAAGACGATCACGAAGGGCGCCGAGGCTGTGTTCGAGCAGCCGGGCGAGTTGATCGAACTGCTGCGCAACCGGGCGTTCGTGTTCCAGATGGGCGCGCGGCTGCTCACCGGGCTGACCGGGCCGGTGGCGTTCCCGCGGCAGACGGGCGGTATGACGGTGTTCTGGGTCGCGGAGAACCCGGGCGCCGATGTGACCGTTTCCGATCCGGCGCTCGGGCTCGCCACGCTCGTGCCCAAGACGTTGCAGGGGAGCACCGGCTATTCGCGGCAGTTCCTCGTGCAGTCGAGCATCGATGCCGAGGCGTGGGTGCGCGATGAGTTGGCGATCGCGCACGGGCTCGCGATCGACCGTGCGGCGATCCACGGGCTCGGCTCGAACGGCGAGCCGGTCGGAATCTACAAGCAGACCGGCGTTACGCCGATCAGCTTCGGCGGCCCGGTGGCGAACTACGGCAAGCTCGTGGACATGCAGACCGCGGTTGCCAACGCGAACGCGCTCGCCGGGACAATGGGCTACATGACGTGCCCGACCGCGGCCGGCAAGCTGAAGCAGAATCTCGATTTCTCGGCGTCGGCGGCTGGCCGTCCGATCTGGACGGGTCGATTCGATGAGGGCGAGGTTTCGGGTTACCGGGCGTATGCCACGAATCAGGTTTCGTCCACGATGAGCACGGACGAGGCCACGGGTGGCTCGCAGCTTGGCGTCGTGTTCGGCAACTGGATGGATCTCATCGTCGCGCTGTTCGCGAGCATGGAGATCATCGTCGATCCGTACACGCTCAAGAAGCGCGGCGTGATCGAGATCACGAGCTTCCAGATGTGCGACGAACTGATCCGGCACCCCGAATCGTTCTCGAAGGCCAACGGCGCGACGTAAACCCCCGAGGCTGAAGGAGGGCGATCACATGGTTGTCGAGCAGTTCGAGAAGGCCGGCGGCAAGCCGGTGAAGGTGAAGTGCATCGGACACTTCGGCATCGCGGTGAGCGGGACGAACCGCTACCCGGGCGACGTGTTCGAGACGGACGAATACACGGCTCGCGTGTACGTGCGCATGGGCCGGCTGGCGGTCGTTGTCGATGAATCCCCCGCGCCTTCGGATCCCGCCCCGAAGGCGAGCGAGCCCGACGCCGGCGAAGATGCCGGCGCCGGGCCGCCGGAGCCCGAAGCCCCGGCGAAGCCCGGGCGCAGGCGCGGGGCGAACGACGAGTGAACGTGTTGGGGGGCGCGGCGAAATAAGTCGGGGACTGGTGCCCGGACGAAATAGCTGCGCCACCCGCCCCACAGAAACGGAGGCATGAAATGCCCGGTGCAACGAACGCGGCGGCGCTGTTCCAGTCGATCGGAAGCCCGGTCGCGCCACTGTGCCCGCCGCAGGTGATCACGGGAACATTCACGGGCGCCGCTGTCGATACGCTCGACTTCGACGGGCTTTTGCACATCGTGCAGATGACCGGCGCGGTCGCGGGCGCCGGCACGGTGACGGGCAAGATCCAGTCGAGCGCCGATGGCTCAACGAACTGGGTCGATGTTCCCGGCGCGGCGCTCGCGATCGTGAGCACGGCGAATCAGGTCGGGTTGATCACGCTCGATCTTCAGTCGTGCCAGCGTTTCATTCGCTATATCGGCACGGAGACGGGAACGAGCATCGGCGTGAGCGTTTCCGGAACCGGCGTCAAGAAGGTGCGGTGACGTAGGCGATGGCTCTTGGCGACAGCGATGCAGCGGCGTTTTTCGCTGACTTCGGCGAGAACGTTCAGGTGGCATCGACTGTCGCCAAGGGCATCGTTGACGATGGCGAGGAACCGATCCTCGACGCGCAGGCCGGCGAGTTCATCGGGCCGGCGACGCGGATCACGGTGTGGACAAGCGATTGGCCGCCCGGCGTGCTCGTCGAGGGCGCCACGATCACGCGCGTGACCGGCGGCGCACAGTTCCGAGTGATGCGGCAGCGAAGGATTCAAGACGGCAAACTCACCGAGGTGTTTTGCGCATCGATGTAACGGGGAGGTAGGCGGTGCCCGATCAGGCGCTCGAAAACACCATGTTGAGCGCGCTGCAAACCGAGCTTGAAAAGATCGGCACCGCACCGCTCTCGAACTGGCTCACGCAGACGCCACCGGCGATCAAGTTGGGCGTGCCCGGCGACAAGTTGCCGGGGCCGAACCTGTTCACGATGTGGCTTCAGCACCTCTCAACGGAGTTCCTCGATGCAGAAGGCGGCACCGCGACGCACCGGATCCGCGCAACGTTCGGCGTGTGGTTCTGCTCCACGCACGCTGACGATTGCATGGCGCGCGCGCTCGACCTTCGCACCGACATTCTACGCACGATCTTTGCGGCCGAGGGCACGTTCGAGGGGCTGTTCGATGGCGGCCAGATCTGGCCGGGCAGCTATGCGTTCCAAGGCGGCGACGCTTACATCCGGGCCGGCGCGTGGCTCGGCATGCAAGAGGTCACGATCTTCGCCACGCTCGATCACGATCTCTCGCTGCTCGCGGATCCAAGTATGTTGAGCTTCCAGCTAGAGCGCACGCTACTGCGCGTCTACCCGTTCTCGACGGCGCCAGTTGTCGAGCGCAACAGCGGCGGGTTCACGACGCAGACGGTAGAGCCGCCGGCGCTGATCCTCGAAGCGACCACGCAGGGCGCAAACAAGATTACCGAGGCGCGGATCGAGGAACTGCTGACGGGCGATTTTTTTCTCGGGCCGAACGGTGAGCACTGGTCCCGGTACACGCAAGAGATCGCATGCTGGCTCTCGCGAGGGGTGGCTTTCACGCAGACGGCGACAATGTATGTCGGGATCGAAATCGGATCGATGGGGCAGAATCCGCCGTTTCCGGTGAACGCCGTGAGCGGCTTCCCGCTCGCACAGTTGCGGTGGAGCTTCGGAAACTCGCGATGGGAACTTGTGAGCAGCACCGGGGACGGGATCAATCAGATTGCGATCGTGCCGCTCACGGGGTTGCCGGCCGCGGCCACGCAGAACACGGGATCGCGGTTGCGGCTGCTCTACGATCCATTCGCGCCGAAGCTGCAAGCGTTCGTGGGCGGCGTGTTGGGCGCCGAGATCACGGATCCAGCGAAGTTGCCGCAGTTCGCGAACGGGATGACTTCGCCCGTGTTCATGGGTGCATTCCTGACCACGGGAACGTCCGGGGGGACCGTGCGCACGGCGTTCTCAGCCTGCCATTGCAAGACCTACAACACCACGAAACCCGCGGCGACGCTCTGGTACTAAGGGAGGTGTGATCCATGCCCGGCCTCGGTCACAGGAGCTATCTACAGATCGGCCCGAAAGAGACGACCTATGGGACGTACATCGCGCCGACTTCCAAGCTCGAACTGATCTCGTGGGACGTGGAGCCGAACGTCTCTGTGATCCAAGATCCCTCGCTGTATTCGGCGCAGTCGCGGCGCGGGCTGTTCCAAGGGCCGTATTCGGTGCGCGGCACGTTCGTGGTGCGGCTCAACTTCGAGGGGCTGCTCGAACTGTTCCGGGGGCTG